ACGCTGCGATGGGTGGCTTCCTTTGCATTAACATCTAATTGCTTTTCTGCAAGCTTTTGTTGAATGCGTTGCATTAAAATCTTTTTATCTAATTTTTCTTCTTCTGATGTATGAATCTCGTCGACAACTTTTGCGATAGTTTTTAAGGCTCCGCCTTTACCACCTAGTAGTCCTCCGAGAGCTTGAAGCACTATGCTGCTCCGCCTGTCATCCAGCTAATTACCCAGATAACAACGATCGCTACAATAGCGGCCTTGATCCAATCTTTCATCTGCCAGTCACTCCACTCTTTAATGTGTGACCATAGATCTTTTAGTAAGTTCATAGAACCTCCTTTATTAAAGTAGATTTATATACTATTTTACGCCCTTGAAAGCTACTTTTTTAATTTGCATTCTGCTTGTCTGTCCTTGAGGTCCACTTCCCTTATTATCTTTAACGACAAAAGGTGAATAAACTATTTCAGCGTCTGAAGCTACTTTTCTATTTGGAAAAGGATTTTTTTGTGGAACTTCGGTCATTTTTGCGTTCTTAAATTTCATACGACCCCTTAATGTACTGTTGGTTTATATTGCTCAAGAATAATTTCTTTATCATTCTCAAAGACTGTATTACCATTATTACCTAAGGTTTGTAAATAAATCATTTTTGCAGTAACCATCATCATAGATGCAACAATTAACATCTCTTCTTGATTTCTATTATTCTCAAAAGCATAATTAGTTAAATCATGAACAATTTCATCAATATTTAATTTTGGATTAATCATCTTCCCCTATTTAACTTTTGCATTTGAATATTATTACGTTTTGCAGCTAATTCTGCTGTTTGTTGTAGTTTAGCTTCATCTATTTCAGATTTTTGTTGTAATTTTGCAATATCAAGTTCAGTTTTAGCCATTTTAGCCATGTTATCGGCTTGTACTCTTTGTTTTTCAATGTTTATTTCTTCTTTTTTAAGCTCTACTAATGGATCTTCACCTCCGCCTTCAAGATATTCCTGCTCTTCTGCGATCATTTGAGACATTAGCTCCATTTCTACTTGAGCAATTTGTTCATTTAATAATTTATTAACAGCCGATTGTATTTGTTCAGGTATTTGACCTCCAAATTGTTGAGTAAGTGCATCAATTTTCTCTTTATTCTTCTCTAAAACATTTTGTGTTGCCAACATTGAAGTATGTTGGAGAATGTGAGAGGTAATATTTACCATTACATCAGGCATAGTTCTTACTAATACTGAGGAAATAAAAGCTCTATGTGTATTGATATGAGCAACATGATCTTGTTCAGCAAAAGATTGAGCAGTTTTCTTCATAAGTAATTCTGCATTTTCTGTAATAGGATCTTTTGGTTGTGGCTTAGCAGGTGGAGGTAAAATAGCGTCAACATTTTGTACTCCAAGTGCTTGATACATTCTTCTATATGCTTCGTAAGGATTATGTATTTGTGGGTTTGATTGTGCAAGTTGTAATTGTGCTTGAGCCAATTGAATTCTTTGTGACATTGAAAAGATGTTTGGGTCAGATACTGGGATGATATCAATTCTATCATCAAAATCCTGAACCTTAATCATTCGTTCGCCACCTGAAACATTGTAAGGATATTCTGGTGGAAGATATAATTGAAATACTCTTGCTAATAATTTAAATTCAACTTTTTGAGCATAATGCATTCTTTTATGAATTGCGCTCATTACTTTAGTTCCTTGTTCAATCATTGCCATTGTTGTTCCAACTGGATTAGCATTGTTTGAATCTGAAATTTTTGCGTCTGCTACAGCAGCAAATCTTTTTCCTGCATCTACACAAAAACTAAGAAGCATAAATAAAGTTTGACTTGGTTCTTTATATGGAAGAGGTACAAAGTTTGCTCTTAGGTCTCCTCCTGGAGCATCAACATCTCTAAACTCGCCCGGTTGTAATGGATTGTCATCATCTCTAATTCGAAGACCTCTTGCTTTAAATCCTGCTGGTAAGTTTGATAATGTTCCCGCATCAATAAGTTGACGTAACGAGGAGGTAGCCGATCTTGATAAACCTCCCAACATATGGATAAGACCAAAACCATAAAAGCCAAGACCTGGAAGGAAACGATAGTGAACGAAATATTGTATCTTCTTTTTTTGAGGATCTTCTTGTTTATAGTTTCTGTAGATTGATAAAACTTTTCCTGATCCTTCATCGATTGTAATTATGTAAGGCAATTTAATACCTGTAGGCTCACCATTCAAACCGATATCTTCGAATCCTGGTATGTCCAAATCACAATGTATTTCAAGTAAAGTACATTCGTTATCATACTGAATATCACTAGGACTTACTCCTTCAATAGAATTATATTTTTCTTGAATAGCACTTTCGTTTGGCAGCATTGACTCAAGATCAACATCTCGGTAAAAACCATTAACTTGACTTTTTCTAACTTCATTTTTATTTTGTTTTAAAACATGTGTAATACGCGGAGCTGTTTCTAAATCTGTAGAATGATAAGGAACAACTAAATCTTCAACGGGAATAAATTTTGCAACCGCTCTACCTAAGTTTGCATCGTAATAAACTTTTTTAAAAGAAGAACCTGCTAATGCTAAAAAGAATAACATTTGATCCATGTCAGGATCATACTCTTCCATTACAGAAGTTATTTGATAATTCATGTAGTCTCGAACTCTTTTACTTTGTTCTTCAACTTGAGGATTAAGAGCTCCAACAATGTCACATTTTACTGGACCACCTGCTGGAAGTAATTCTTTGTATGCTTGTGCTTGAAACTGCGTAACAGATTCTGCTAACATTGGGTGGGTTACACCACTTGCTCCTTGAAAGGGCTGTGATCTCTCTTCGTATTTAAATCCTAGAAGGTCTAATCCTTGTGTGTAGCCTTGTTCCCAATCCTTTCTTGTTTCTTTATCAGTCTCATAGTCAGCAATCAAGTCTGAACTCATTTTTTCTAATTCATCTTCATCAACAAATTCTGCTAAATTAGAATCAAAAGTAGCTTGCATGTTAAGTGTTTGTGGACCGATGATAGCACCGCCATCTTGTAACATTTCTATGTTATTTTGTGGTTGCCCTTCAATATTTATTTCAATAGGGCTACTTGCATATTGATCTATTACAATGTCATTTTCTGTAGGTTGAATTTTTTTATCTATGGCCATTATATGCTTTCAAAGAATATTTCGATGTCAATCAAAGGATCTGCCTTTGAAGTTTTTGTTTTACCACCCTTTTTGAATTGAGGAAAGCCAATTTTCTTTAAAAGGTTAGGATCAAAATCTTCTCTAGGTTTTAAGTCAATATAAGGCATGTTAATAAGCTGCAAAGTATTTGCACTTTCTTCATATCCATATCTATCTCGATTTTTCATTTTTTCTCCAGCTCTGACATACTTTTCCATTCCAGGATATTGATTCTGTCTTACTCTTGCAAAATATTCATCTCCTCCACTATCAAATTTATACTGGCCATCATTTCTTACTTTAAGAGTTGCCATGTTAATTTCTTCCTCACTCATACCAAGTGCCTTACCTCTTTTTGTAATATCCTTATTAAGTCTGTTAATATATTGAGTAATTCTTTTATTATAAATAGTTTTAAATCCCCTATAATTGTCGTCATTTGCACCTTCATAATGAGATACAACTTCACCAGGAACCCACCCTAAAAAATCATCGCCCTCCTTAAGAGCTTGTGTGAGTCTATCTTTCATTACTTGTTTTACCCAGTATTGTTGACCTCCAGCATAGGGATAATTATTTTTACTAGAAGTAAAATCGTTTGACGATGTTGGATATTGAATTGTTGGCATTTGACGATGTAAATCAGATTGCATTTCCATAATAACTGTTCCTTGATCACCGTTTTCATAATTCTGTATTTTTGTAGCTCTACTAAATGCGACTGTATTATCCGCTGTAGGATGTGCAGTGTTGTGGTCACTTGTTCTTGCATCTTGATCAAATTTAGGATTAAAATTATGTGTAATGACAGAATAATCTTCTGCACGAGTGCCCGGTAAGCCAATATTCATATGTTCATTTGTAAATACAGTGCCTTGTAATGTTTGACCTACTTGACGAATATAATCTTGTATCTTTGCGTACTCTCTATTTCTCTCAAGTATGGCTGGATCAAGATCTTCTTCGGCCAATAACTCTTGTGTTTGTATTTGTATTCTAGCTAACGCATCTGCTGCTGTATCTCTATCAGTAACATTTTGTATACTTTTCAAATTATCCGTTACCAAATTTTTATACCTATCTACAAAATCTGACAGTTGACCTGGACGCATGACAACATCCATTTGATTTATACCTTGAATTGCATTTTGTACTGTTTGAGGAAAGAGCTCTTGATCTCCACCCATGATTTGATAATTACCAAAACCTGCTAATTGATTATCTGCTGCTTGTACTAGTTCTAATAATTCTTTAGAGGTAACTTTTTTCTTTGGGTCTGCTTGATTAAGCTGTTCTAACTGAGCGGCAATACCTGTATCTCTTAGTTCTAATGTTAACCCTTTATCTGTATTAAATAATTCATTAACCCAATCGTTAAGTAATTTTATTTCACCGCCTGTATAATTTGTTTTAATATAATCTTCTGTTTGAGAAAAACGTGGAGCAATATCACTTTGATATTTTTCCATAGGATCAGGTAGATCTGCCAAACTCTCCATCATCTTGGTCGGAACAAGTGCCTTGGATGTATCCTCTTTTTTCTTTTGATCTGCCATTGTCAAAATTGTAGGAATTTTTTCTTCATCTGTTAATTGCGTAAAGCCACCACCAACTGGCTCAATTTTTTCTTCAGGTATTTGAGTTGTAGGAGGAAGTTCAGTATCTACTTTAGGAATCTCGCCAGCAGTTGTATTAGGTAATCTATCCTTTTCTGAAAGTTGCTCAAAACCACCACCGACCATGCCTCCATATAAACCTAATCTTTTTTTCTCTTCTTCGGAGAGTTCATCAGGCGGAATAATAATTCCTCTATCTCTTGCTTCTGCTTCTGTCATAGCACTAACAGCGGGATACGTTCCAGCAGCCATCATCGCTAACAACGGCCCGAGGTCCGCGGTTCCTAGCTTAGTAGGATCGCCCATTAAATTAGGTCTCCTTATCTGAGGAATGACATCCAATATATCTGGATCATCTAGAACACTAGCTGCGCC